GACGGGCTGGCAAGAAAAATCCTGCGTTCCCGGCTAAAGGTTTTCAGGGGAGTTAGATTTTGCAGCGAGGAACCAAGCCTACGCCGCCTTCCGTGAAGGAGGCAAGGGGAACTTTGCAGCCTTGGCGGGACGGAGAGCGCGTGGAAATTGTTGTTCCGAGCGATCCGCCGCTTGCCCCCGCGCTGACACCGAGCGCGCAGGTTGTGTGGGAAACAGAACTGCCGCGCGTCATGGCGGCGGGCGTCGTTGAATTGGACTCGGGTTTGTTCGGCGTTTACTGCCACCTAAAGGCGGCGGTGGATCAGTGCTTTGCATCGGATGAAACCCCGCCCATGTCATCAATCACGGAGCTGCGTCGTCTGTCGGAGTTGCTAGGAATTGCAGGTCCAAAGTCGCGCGTCGGGCGAGCCCCGCCGCCGAAGCCGGACGGCAACCCCTTCACCAAGCGACGGTAGCTATACCGCTGTCGCCCTGGCCTTTGCCAAGGAAGCGGCGGCGGACCGGAAGGGCCGGAAGCATTGCAAGTGGGTCAGGCTCGCGGCGCAGCGGCACCTTGACGACCTGAAGCGGAAGAATTGGGCTTACGAGTACGTCGCGGCAGACGCAGAACACGTTTGCAACTTCATCGCGGCTCTCCCTCATATCGAGGGTTCGTGGGAATCGAAGACTATTACGCTCGAACCGCCGCAGGTTTTCATCCTGTGCGTGGTGTTCGGGTGGCGGCGGAAGGCTGACGGGCTCCGGCGGTTCTCCACCGTCTATATCGAGATGGCCCGCAAGGGGGCCAAGAGCACCCTGACTGCTGGCGTGTCGCTCTATTGCCTGACATGCGAGGGCGAGGTTGGCCCGCAGATTGTCATCGGCGCGACGACGGGCGAGCAGGCGAGCAAGGTATTCAAGCCCGCGCAGCAGATGGTCAAGCGCACCGCGCAGTTGCGAGATGCGTTCGGCGTCGAGGCTTGGGCGCGATCGATCACCTGCCAGGATTCAGGCGGGTATATCCAGACAATCAACGCCAAGAGTTCGACGCAGGACGGTCACAACCCGCACGTCGGCATCCTTGACGAGTTGCACGCGCACAAGGATCGCGGCCTGTATGACGTGATCCGGTCTGCGTTTGGATCGCGCAAGAACCCGCTGCTGTGGATTATCACGACGGCTGGCTACAACGACCAGGGCGTCTGCTACGAGCAACGGACCCTGTTAACCAAGATTCTAGAGGGGATTGTTGATGCCGATCATTACTTCGGCGTCATCTTTACCTTGGACGAAGGGGACAACCCCCTAGACGAAGCGGTCTGGCCCAAGGCGAACCCCATGCTGGGGGTAACGCCGACGGTCGAATCCATGCGCTCCTATGCCAAGGAAGCGGTGGCCTCGCCCGACTCGATGGGCGAGTTCCAGACCAAGCGATTGAATATCTGGACTTCAGCCAAAAACGGCTGGGCCAATATGGAATTGTGGAAGCGCGGGGCTGCTGTCCCGGCTGCTTTCGACGGGCTTCCCGTCTTTGCTGCGATTGACCTTGCGTCGGTGTCGGATATCACGGCCCGCGTGCTGGTGGCGCGCAAGGACGGGCGTTTGCTTGTGCGGGGGCGCTATTGGGTTCCCGAGCGACAGGTTGAGGAACGCGAACGCCGCGCATCCCTGCCGTACAAGCGTTGGGTGCAAGAGGGCTGGCTACAGGTCACGCCCGGAGACGTGTGCGATTACGAGTTTGTCGAGGCCGATCTTGACCGGGACTTGAAAGACAACCGGATTGAGAAGTTTGCCTATGACCCGTGGAACGCGCGGGATTTGGTAAACCGGTTAGTGGGCAAGTCGGCCCCGATGGTTGAGTTTCGGCAGGGCGTCCCGTCCTTTGCCGCGCCGATGCAGGAATTGCAGCGGGTGATTACGGCGGGGCTGATCGACCACGGCGGCGATCCTGTCCTTGCATGGATGGCGTCGAACGTGGTGGCGCGGCGGGACGCGAACAACAACGTGGCCCCGGATCGCAAGAACAGCCAGGACAAGATCGACGGCTTTGTCGCGTTGGCGATGGCCGTTGGTGTGATGCTGAGTGAAGAGGTTACAGCGTCGGCGTATGAAGCGCGCGGCCTGCTAGCGGTATGAGAAAGGGGCGCGCATGGGATTGATGCAGCGTCTCGCATTCTGGCGTCCCGAGCAAAAGGCCGCGTCGATTGACGACCTCCTGCGCGAACTTTACAGCGCCCCTCCGGCGAAGTCAGGGCAGGTTGTAACGTGGAAGTCCGCGCTTGAAGTCACAACGGTTCTTGCGTGTGTTCGCGTTCTGGCGGATGGCATCGCGCAGGTGCCGTGGAAAGTTTACCGGGAAACGGCAGACGGCAAGGGCCGGGAAGTCGCCCGCGACCATTGGGCGTATGATCTGCTGAGTTACAAGCCGAACCCGTGGCAGACCAGCTACGAGTTCCGCGAGCAGATCATGGCGCACCTGGCGCTGTGCTCGAATGCCTTTGTATTCAAGAACATGAACGCACGCGGGCAGGTGATTGAATTGCTGCCGTTTGAGCCGCAGACCGTCACGGTGCAGCGCAACGAAGACTATTCGCTCACCTACAAAGTAAACACGGAAGACGGTCGGCAGATTGTCGTTCCTTCGGATCGCATGTGGCATATGCGCGGGCTGTCGTGGAACGGCTGGTTCGGCATGGAGGCCATCAAGCTGGCCCGCGAGGCCATCGGCCTTGGCATGGCGAGCGAGGAAACGGAATCGCGCGCGTTCAAGCAGGGCACGCGCCTTTCTGGCGTTCTGGAGTATCCGGCGAAACTGTCAGACGAAGCGTTGAAGCGGCTGCGCGAAACGTGGGAAGCGAACTACTCCGGCGCGGGGAATGCAGGAAAGACGGGCATCCTTGAAGACGGGATGAAGTTCAACCCAATCTCGCAGACGCATGAAGACGCGCAGTTGCTTGAGTTGCGTGGGTTCCAGGTCGAGGAAATCTGCCGGGCGTTCCGTGTGCTGCCGATCATGGTGGGACGTGCGGACAAGGCGGCCACTTACGCCTCTGCCGAGCAAATGTTTCTGGCTCACGTCATGCACACGTTGGGGCCCTGGTATTCGCGGCTGGAATTGAGCGCCGACAAAAACCTGTTGGGTGGTTCGGCGGACGACAAGATTTTCACCAAATTCATCACGGCTGGGCTGCTGCGCGGTGACGCTGCGGCGCGTGCTGCGCTCTACGGCGCGGGCATCAAGGACGGCTGGATGACCCGCAACGAAGCCCGTGGCTTTGAAGAAATGAACCCGCTGGACGGCCTCGATCTGCCGCTGCGCCCGCTGAACATGGGCAACGGCGAGACGGCCCCTTCTGACGATCCGCCCAACGCGCCAGAACCAGAAGCACAAAAACAAAATAACATCACGATCAACCAAGCCCCCATTACATTCAATCCGGCAGCGGTCAATGTGACGCTGCCTGAAACCTTCGTCGAGGCTCCGAACGTCAAGGTAATGGCGGCCCCCGCGCCCAACGTAAATGTTGCCGCGCCGACAGTGAACGTCGCCGCGCCCGCCGTAACCTTGTCTGCCCAGATTTCGGTTGACGAAGGCGAGACGAGGGTTTTGCGCGACGAAAAAGGCCGCATTGAGTCGTTTAAGAAAAACAAAACCGTGAAGGTCACGGGCATCAATGAGTAAGACGGACGCTTGGGAGACCGGGCTTCTTAATCTTCTGTTTAGAAATATTGACTTTGCTGGTGTTGGCGATGCGGGCGGCCTTCGGGGCAGCGTTGTCGCGGGCAGCCTGTACCTAAGCCTCCACACTGCCGATCCTGGTGACGCGGGCAACCAGACAACCAATGAGACGGCTTATTACCCCTATGCGCGGCGGGCTGTAACGCGGGGCGCGGGTTTTACGGTTAATGGAAACGCAGTTTCACCGGCTGCTGATATTAACTTTCCCGAGTGTTTGTCGTCGCCCGGCGAGACCATAACTCACGTTGGGATCGGCACGGCTTTGAACGGCGCTGGTAAACTGCTTTATGTCGGCATCCTAAAGCCTAATGTGCCGATGGCGGTTGGCGCTGTTCCGCTTGTTAAATCGGCATCAACTGTCACGGAAAGCTAGATGGGCGTGGCCGCCCGCGTAAGGATCAGACATGCCTAAGTCCACCTTGACCTGCAATTCGATCATCAATCTCATGTACCGCGCGACGGCATGGGCGAACGTCGCTGACAATGCGTCATCGTCGCCGCTGACCAATACCTATGTCGGCCTCTACACGGCATCGCCGGGCACGGGGAACGATCAGGAAAACAACGAAACCGAATACACGGACTATGCGCGGCAGGCGGTGGCGCGCTCGACCGGCTGGAATGCGGCTTCGGGCGGTGCGACGGCCAACGCTGCGGCGATCACCTTCCCGCAGTGCGGCGTGACTGGCGCGACCCTGACCGACGTAGCCATCGGGACCGTTCTGTCCGGGGCTGGCACGGTCTGGCACTACGGCAACCTCAACTCGCCTCTGGCGGTTTCGTCGGGCATCACGCCACAGTTTGCGGGCGGTGCGCTGACGGTGACGGAATCGTAATGCTCGACAGCCGCTCACCCCTTGAAAAACTGCTTTGGGAGCGGATCGGCCCGCCGCTCTACTACTGCGAGGAATGCCTGCGCGGTGTGAAGGTCACGCCGGTTGACGGTGGCGAGCCGGTCATCAAGCGCCCCTGCGGATGGGAATGCGGCAACGGCATCATCGCGCCGCGCAGCGCGGTTTGCGTCGGCAAGGGCGGGGCCAGTATCGGCACCAGGGCCGCGATTGCCTGGATGAAAGCCAAGGCCTATCTGACGGGACGGGACGCTTGACGATCACGAACGTAGCCGGTGTCGCGGACGCCTATACGGCGGGCCGACAGTGGTCCGGCTACCTGCGGCGCGGTGGCCCGGCGATGACGGCGGGCGTGTGGACTGATCTCTCTTACGCGGCGGGCATCCCGGTTGCGAATTATTACGCGGCAACGCCAGTGGCGGCGACCCAGCTTTCAGCTTCAGAGGGCATTTTCGCGGGGCCTTCTGTCAATGCGGCGGGTTTCAAGAAGTATCTGCACAAGGCGTTGGTAATTCCCCCGGCGACTTCGGTCGGGACCGTGACCATGCTGGTTCACGACATCGTGGCGGTTTATCCGTTCGTTGACGGCGATGGCGGCTCGCAGGACATGGTGAACGGGCTGGGCACGCTGCGGTATGACGGCGGCACGGGCTGCAAGATCATGCTGGTGTCGCAAGGCGCGGGCACGGCGGACGCGATAGACGCGACGATCACATACACTGACACCGAGGGCGTGCAGCGGACCATTTCGCCGGTCTACACGCGCAACACGGCGACGGCGGGGCAGCTCCTGACGCCGATAGACGCAACGGCGCTGGGCGTCCTGAATTACAACACGGCCAACCCGTATCTGAACCTTCGGCAAGGCAGTTCGGGCATCAACAGTATCGACAACATCAATTTCCCGACTTCGGTTGGCGGCATCTTCGCGGCCTGCATCGTCAAGCCCTTGGGCACGATCAGTTGGCAGGAGTTGCTGGTGCCGATTGAGGTTGATTACATGCGCGACCGCCTGAATATGGCGGAAGTCGCGGACGGCGCTTATATCCACGCAATCGCACGCGGCACAGTCACGGCATCACCGACGACGCTGCACGGCGAATTTTCCTTCGTTTGGGGCTGAATTATGGGCTACGCGAGCGTTGACGACATGGTTGCCGAGTTGTCTGCCGGGAAATCCTGGCGGGCCGACATCTCGAAGGGTTCGGGCACTAACAACTTCGTCGCGGGCAATATGTACGACCTGCAACAGTTCGCAGGATCGCCGGTCGCGGCAACCTATCCGGGGACTACGCTGGTTGCCCAGACGCCAACCGACAAGAACGGCGGCACGGCGCTGGGTGCGTCCTTCGGCATCTATCACGGCGGCAACGTCTCGCCCGACACCAAGCACCTGTTGAACATCGGCCTCTATGCGTCGGTTGCCACGGCTGTTCCTGCGGTGGTGCATCCCA